AACACCATTTACAGCGGCAGTCAGTTAATAGTTAATAACACACTATAACACACACGATAAATCGTTGATACTCCAATAAATATCCATGTAAGGAGTATATTAATGGCAACACCAGTGTGGACTACCACAGCAGGTAAATTGGCATCTATTGATGAACAATCAGCGTTTTCGCTACAACTAGAAGCGAATACTACAGATTCCACGGCCATTACATACTCATTGATTGCAGGAAGCCTACCAACTGGAATGTCTCTTACGTCCACAGGCTTACTAACAGGAACTCCGGCTGAGGTTGCCAAAAGAACTCTTTACACCTTCGTCGTGCGAG